TGTGGTCTGGCTGAAGTTCGTAGGGGCCACCCTCGTGTATCCCGTTGAACGGGAAGGCCATCGTGTAGACACTCGGCTGGCGAGGCATCCATGCTCCCTCTTGGCACCATTAGATGCTCGCTACGAAGACTTCGATATCCACTACAGCCGACCCAGTTGGCTTGACCTGAATGGTCACGACATCCAGCATCGTCCCGAAACTTGGGCTAGCGTCGGCCTCGATCAGCATCAGATCGTCTGGACAGCCAAGGATGTAACTCTCACCGGCACGAAGTGCGACCATGAAAGATGTCGCTGATGCCACCATCGCAACCTCGACTGCTTCGGTGTCATCCAGATTCGTGACACGAATGTACTTGACGTTATTTACGTCCAGGGCACCTGCTGCGCCGTGTACGTCAGCGTTGAATGTGAGCAACGTCGTTGTGTTGCCGTTTACGCAACTGACGATCCTCTTCATCACCTCGTTGACCGAGGAATAAGTCAGGGTCGTCTCAGCACCCTGGTCCCGGCCATTGAGCTTGATCGTCTCGGTGATCTTCACCGTCATGGTCGCTGCTGTCACCGTGCTGGTCATGCGACAGTCACCTCTTCATAGACGAGGAAGCCAGCGACAGCTGTGTTGACAGTTGTCAGGTTCAACGCTTCACCCGATTCTGTCTCCATCCAGCCTGCTGGATTGAAACTCAGGACCATGTGCATGTCCGTAGCCTTCACGGTGATTACACCACTGATGGCAGTCGAGGCACTCTTGAACTGGACGGTTGCAGTCGAACTTCCCACCTGATTGAGATACAGCCCAAGTACACGAATCCTGGCATTCGTTACCGCCGCGACAATTGCTCCCGTGGCACCCGCCGTAACCGCGATGCTGGCAAACTTCTGGCCTCGCCCGTCATAGGCCAGATTTGGAAAGTCAGTCACCACACTGGTTGTCGAAGAAACCATGCGTCACCCCTGTCATGTTTGAACCTTGAGTCCGTCGATGTTGCTGTCGGTGGCGGAGCCCAGGTTGATGAAGATGTGCGCATCATCGTCGTCGTCAGCAGCCCCGGAGTTGATGATGATGCAACCCTTGGCGTACCCAACGCTACCGTCTGCCGGGGCATCACCGCCCGCACTGCCAAGATCCTCGACCACGAGCAGCTTGTTGCCAGCATCGTCAGATGCAATGACCCCGGTAGCATCGTGAAGTTTGTGCCTGCCAGTCATCGTGTTCTCCTTACGTTCCCTGGCCCTTGTAGGTGACTCCACTACTGAACAGGCTGAGCCTTCGCGGGCCGTACATCTCACGCCTGTCAGACCAGTCTGCGTTGTATCCGTAGACCTCAGCCTTGTTGTCCTGCCGGTCTCGTGTGATCGATGTTACCAGATGTTCCTGGTATGTCTGGGACATTACGCCACGTTCCCCGTCCATCCTCCGCTCAGCTTCAGCAAGGCAGCTGTAGAGGATCGTCTCGCTGTGCTGGCTGATTCCATGCACCCGCTCTCCAGCGGACGGTGAGCCTGTCTCAGGCTTGTCAGGGAGGACCCTGTAGCGGTAGGACAGCGTGGCAACTGCCGTGACATCAGGCCAGAACATGACCTCGTAGCGAGTCCCCTGCAGGGTGTGACTCCTCGCCTTGGGCCGGATCGACGCGTAGAACGGGTCCTCGGACGAGTAGGTCACGTTGTAATCACGCTGCCTCAACTCACGCATCCGGCTCTCACCCACAAACTCCACCGGCTGGGTTGCGTTATCGGCCTGCGAGTAGGTCATTACGCCAAGTACGTTCCCGAAGTCGTCCGGGAGATCGTAATCGTCCTGGTGCAAGCTGTAAGTGGTCAACGCGGCAACATCCGAGCCGCTGGTTATGTCCACCAGTGTCAGCTGGGTGCCGCTGTCGCGTGTATCCACCGGGTAGTTGGTCCCGCTGATGTTGATCTCGCCAGCTGCAGCCCAGGTGGGCCACGTCCCCCCGGAAAGGGTGACCACACCATTGGTGGCCGCGATCGTGCCCGTGGAGTAAGCCGCGTTCAGCGAGAGGCTCGCCACCGGCATCAGGAAGGACCAGTCGTGGGTCCTGCCTTCAACAGGAGGAGGACTGTAGAACTGACGCAGGCCAGATTCACATATCCGCTCGATCAATCGCGTGCGATCGGTGTCCGTCTCGTTGGTGTATCCCTCGTCGTTACCCCCGAAGAGGAACTCGTACACCTCGTTCCGAATACCATCCCACGTCAGGGATAGAGTAGGCTCAGCCATCCATGTTTACCTTGTCAGGTGCGACAACCCGGACCTTCTCTTCGCCGTCGAGGCGAACTCGGTAGTACCCCTTCGGGGTCATCCCCAGGAACTCCGCGGGATAGCACTCACCCTTGATGAACACCTGCAAGTTTTTAGCATGCTCGGGGAGAGATGCTTCCTCCTCCTGGGTCTCAAGCTCGGCAATCCGACCGCTCAGGAACGATACCTCGTTGCACAACGCCAGGATCCACCCGCTTGGGTGACTCTCGCCGCTGGCCGCGAACGCTTGGTTCTCGATGCGGTTGAATGCCTTGAACACATGCTCGGAGATCGGACCACCTGTCATGTGCTCCATCCGCTGCCGGTTGACACTATCCATCGTGCATCACCCCACCAGACGAAAGTTCACATCGCTCTTCCACAAGGGCTGGAGCCTTCTTTGCCGCAGCCTTCTTCGGGGCCTTCTTGGCCACTGTCTTCTTCGCCACCTTCTTGGCAGCTGCCTTCTTCTTGGCCATTGCCGTTCTCCTTCACGATGGCACCCGAGGAGATCCAACGCCTCCCCGGGTGCTGCGGCACCGGTTTACTAGTCTTCAACTCCCAGTGCCCACCAGTCCATCTGGGCCAGGACTGCATCCGTACCAGCCATTTGCTTGGTGGCAAGGAAGAGGCAAAGCTCCTCGTCATCCGGGAAGGTGGCCGCTTCCAACTGCGTCTGCGTGACGTAGACCGACTCTTCAACCCCGTTGTCGACGAAAATCTTGATCCGCTTGTCAGCGGGATGCGCCGGATCGTACAGGAAGCCCATCTTCATGTAGGTGTCAGCGGCCATCGTGGCGATGTCCGCATGAACCTGGACCGTCTCACCCGATTTCCTCCAAGTGAAATCGAGAGAGTCTCCATCATCAGCAAGGACGTGGAAACCAATGAAGTCCTTGTCAGCAATTACCCCAGTGTTGTCCGCCATGGCATTGTCACCCTGGGAACCTTCCTCGGACAGCCCGACGAAGAAACCAAGTGCGTTGTTCGCGATGCTGGCCTTCTTGAACCGGCACTCGAAGGCCACTCGGCCTGCACCAGTTGCATCAAGCGCGACCATGCCACCAGCACCGCCGCCGCTGATGATGCTGCCCTCGTCATTGTCGGCATCATTGCCAGCAACCTCGATGGCACCAGTCGCTTCACCAGCCGCCTGCTTCAGCGTGACGCCAGTAGAAATGTAACTGGCATAGTTGCCGATGGTCTGGGCACTGATGTGAGCCGGGTGGTTCATGAAGTCGTCGAAGAAGAACCGACCGCCGCCGAGACCGACGCTCCAGTTCTTGATGGGGAGACGACCCCATATGCGGCTCGAAAGACCGCGGGTCTGGGCAGAACTTGGCCCTGTGGGCCCCTTGTGTTGTACATAAGCAGTCATGAGCTATTGCTCCAGTGCTGCCAATCGGGAAACGATACCTGGGGGTGGCATGGCAGCGATAGCCACCCCCAGGTCATCGGAGGACATCTCAGTTACTTGCTCAGCACGAAGCCGCCACGACGGCGATCGACGCATGAGAAGTTCATCGTGCAGTCAGTATAAGATACCAGCGTTCTGTGCTGGTACGGATGCGGCTGCACCTTCGTTTCCTTCATGTACTCGCCCTGCAAGAAGCACGGCTTGAACACGGCCCAGTTGATCCCGTAGATCGGGTTGGTCGTGTCACCAGTACCGGAGTTGTTGTCGAAGTAAGGAACCCACTCGACCGGAATACGCCGGAAGATGGTGTTTCCATCCTTGCTCGCGACATCGTTCCCCAGGTTGTCATTCTGGGACTCCAAAATTTCTTCCAGAGTTCCCAGCACCGTGTAATCGGTGTAGTAACCCCAGTTGGACTTCATGTTGGAGAACGGGCCGTCAACAGGCGGCTTGAACTCCGTCTTGGTCGCAGCTTCACGCCACTTCCGGATGAGGTCTTGCTTGGACACGTTCACGTACTGAGCGTTCCAATTCTTCCACCGGGAGTAGGTATTGGGATCCAAACCACCAACATCGGTGAAGCCAGTGGGCCGACCACCATTGAAGCCACCCGTGGTCGAGTAGCTGGTGGTGTTGATCCAGTACGGAACCCCGTAAGGAGCCAAGCTGTCGCTTGAACTCGTGGGCTTCGACCAAAAGTTGCCTTCCATCAACTCAGCCAGATCGGTCATCGCATCGACGCGACTGGTCTGGAGCAGGTTGACAAGACGGGCGGGAGAACGGTTCATCGCGATGACCCGCTCCTCCAGCGACCAATGCGTCTCAGTATGTCGCCAGGGGATGTTGCCCGTCTTCTGCGTGTCAGCAGTTGTCGGGTTATCGGTCTCTGCCAGCTTCACGTTGCGAGCAGCATTATTGCTGAACAAGCGAACATTGAACTGATAGCCGTAGCCAGACCCGAACTGGACGGCCTTCTTCTTCAGGATCCTGGGCAACGCGATGTGGGTTTGGTTGTCCACAACGATATCGGCCCACGTGGTCTTCTCCAGAGCGCGCAACGTGGTCGTTACGAGATCTGCATAATCATCAGCCTGGTAAGGCATCGAAACACTCCGTTATGAAGTGCCTCCTAGTGAGAAGACATCCCGTGCTCAGCTTGCCAGTTAGCCGCAGCCTGGACTGCAGCCTCGTAACCCGTATCCGGACCACCGTCACGGTGTTGGGGTAACGCTGTGGCCTGCCGAGCGACTGCACCAGCCTTCTCGGAGACACGTTGTAGAGCCGCTTGGCTCATTTCTTTCCCATGAACAGACTGCGCAGCCCGCTCAACCAAAGCATCCATCGGGGGAATACCTTCACCCCTAGCCAAATACCCCTTACCCATCCGGGCGACCTCGTCAGCCACGGAGATACGGTTCAGAGCGTTTTCTTCCTGTAAGTCGTTCAATCGGCCTCGACCGAAGATCCCCTCATCCATGTTGTTGAGGATCATGTCCATCTCCCGGCCAGCCGCTTCCATCTGCATCCGCTGGGTGTGCATGAGCACCGCACCCAGCGTGTTCTCCATGTGATCCATCTTCCCCTGATAGAACTTGTTCATTTCCACGATCTCGGGATCGTAGTCGCTCGGGTCACCAAACTCGAAAGCCGTGCGACCCTGCGCCTGTTGCTGCTGTTGCTGTTGCTGCTGTGCAGCCTGCTGCTGCTGCTGAACCTGTGGAGACTCCGCCATCGCCTGTTGCACTGAAGCAGCCCACTGATTCGCTACCAAGTCAAATGCTTCCGGGTTGGAGAACTCCCTGACCTGTTCAGGTTCCAGGCCCATCGCCTTCCCAACCGCGTACTGGTCGTTTCTCCAGCTGGCCTCGATTGGGGCATCTGGATCCTGTGCAACCTCCTCATCCTGGACCTCGGCAACCACCTCGGGCGGCTCTTCATCTAGAAGCTGCTCGCCCTCGGGGATAACTTCTTCTTGTACATCAAGTTGGTCGTCTGGCATCTGTTTACCCTTTTCCTAGTAACGCATTCTTCTGGTTGTTTTTTTCGGACGCTTCGGTGCCTTGCTGGCCTTCTTGCTGCTCGACTTCTTTACGTACTTGCTCTTGGGCATGATGCACCCCTAAGAGTTCGAGTCCTTGTTGTACAACCCCAGCACCTTCAGGTACTTCTTTTGCTGGGTATGCGATGTGAAGTGTGGTCGACCCTCGCGGTCGAAGTCAATAGCGAACCCATGCTTGCGAGCATGCGCCATGGCCTCATGACGGTCATCAGGATGTACCGCGGCCCCCTCTGACACGATCACGCTGGATGTCTCGTAGCTCCTGCGTATCCGACCCATACCCTTGGAGTCCTTTATGAACTCCTTCCGGGGGACCTCGCTACCGTTGATCTTGTACACTACTGCCATCAAAAGTACCCCTCAAGACCCTGTAGCTGCTGCGCGTAGGGCACGTCCTGGAAGGTGCTTGGCATCTGCTGCATCGGGCCCCCGGATTGCATTGGCATCTGCTGCATCGGCAACTGGCTGCGTGACTTTTCAAGCCCGGGGAACAGGCCTTTGAACAGGTCGATTTTACGAGGGGGGGGAGGCGGTGCTCCGGGGAGATTCCATCCGGGAACCACACCACCGGGTCCAGCGGGTGGAAGAGGGACGAATGGCATCCACGGGAGGGGTTGCGGATAGGCACCGTGTGGCTTGGGCCATGGATGGGGTCGCCCCGCGGGATAGGGGGCTCCCCATGGATCAAGGTAGTCTTCATCTTCTTCGGGATATGGCATAAGGCCGGGTACGTCTGAATACCCCCATAGTGGGTCCATTGGCCCCGCAGGGTAGGGGAGGGGATCGATTTGACCTACGTTGAAATCAAATCCATCGGGTCCGTATGCCATGGATCGCTCCTAGAAGAGTTCGCTAACAGGCGGCGGCGGCGCTGGTCCGAGGATTTTTCTCTTGAGCCAGTCGCGCATCTTTTGAATCGTCGCATCCCTTTTCGTGGGTGTCCCCGGGATCCCGGAAACTGTTTTTGGGTCCGTGTAAACTTTGTTGGGCGGGAATTTCGGGTCATAAAACGGTCCACCCCAGGGCTGCTGGTCATTCCACCACTTGTACCTTGGCCGTGCCGGGGGCAGTGGCATCTGCCCGGGAGGAATGTCTTGCCATTCCTCTGCTGACGGCCATTCAGGCCACACAGTATTCCCCCCTGTCGGAGGCCTACGCCCCGGCACTCCAGGACCAAACAACCCGGGGAACGTCTTAGCACGGTCGCCCGGGGTAAGGTTTCTTGGATCGACGTAACGAGGGTTCTGCGATTGCATGGCGGACTGCTGACCGGGAGGGGCTGTCATGGGGTCTATTTGAACCCTTTCACGACCGCCTGGGTTATCCCCCACCATTATCATCTGTGGGCCATTGGTCATGAAGTCGCCACCCTGGGCAAACCCGGGTACTCCACCGAACATATCCTGCAGCTGACCCCCTCCACCGAACATATCCTGCAGTTGCCCCCCGTAGTATCCGAGTCCACCAGACACGTTCCGGTACATGCGATCCAGTTCCGCACTCGTAATCGCGGTCCCTGCCTGCCCTCGTCTGGTCTTCCCGAGCAGCTGGTACAACGGCAAGCCGTACATCTTCGACATCTGCCTGCTAGACCAATGCGGGGCTGTCGACCCCGTGTTGAACAGGTTCATGATGTCCGTGCCCGTCTGCTCGAATGGCCCGACATCCGGAGGTAGGGCTGGACCCTGGCCACGTTGACCCGTGCCAAACGGGCCCATCACGTCATCTCTCGGGCCAAGCGGTAGCATGCCCTGCCCAGGCCCCATTACCGGGGGTCCACCGTAAGCAGGACGGGACGGGGCCACGGTTGGGGGATTTCTTCTTGGCATCTCGCTACCTCGTGTACTGGCTTCCGGACTGGCTCCCCAATCCTATGGTCCCTGTCACTTTCCTGTACGCCTGATTCATCATCGGGGCCAGCTGAGCCCCGTAAGTGCCACCCATCATGTTCCCCATCTGATTGCCACCCTGCTGCTGTGGCTGTCTTCCAGTGAGGCCACCGATCCCGAAAAAGGCTGGCCCCATCTGTTGCTGCTGCTGCTGAGGACCCCTGTTGTACGCGGAAAACGACTCGAATGGATCATTGACCTGGGGAGAGCCTACAGTCCCAAGATTTATGGCCTGGGTAGGCGGGATGGCAAGCAATGTGTCATCCCTGGACCTCAAGTCCATCATGATCCCAAGAGCTTCCCTGCGCCACTTGGAACTAGAATAAAGCGGATCGCCCCGCTGAAGCCTGCCGTAGGTTTGATGCATCTGCTGCAGGCGCGGCATGTCCCAGCCTTGCATCTCCCGCATGGAGTGCTTGACCGGGCCATAAGCATCCGCGAGGACGCTCTGGTACTCCCGTTCCAGGTCTATATCCTGAAAAGCCCTCGCCATCAGTAGTTGCTCCCCAACGCCCCGATGGAACTGGGATACTCACGGCTCGGCCTCGGCCTCTTCGTCTCCCGGACATCCATCCCGGTGAAGCTCGACAAGTTCACTCCAAGCGGTGACGCGGTCTCAATGGAACTCGGGGTCATCCACGGGGGTAGCAGCGGATTGGACAGGACCTCGCTGGCCGACCAGTTGAACTCGCCCCTGGACTTGGCACGCCTCGAAGCCCTGAGACGCTGCAACTCGTTGAACCTTTCGTTCTGAACCGTCACATCATCTCCCTTGCCATCGCGTTCTGCTCGGATTGCTGTGGGTTGCCACCCATCAGCGTGTTCACCAGCGTCTGCTCTGCACCCCGCGGACTAGCCCCGGGCCGTGATACCCGCTCGTTCACCCGATGGGTTGAACTCGGCATGCCAGGCCGCTCAGGAGCACCCGGTCCCATCTCGTCTGAGCCAGGCGGGACATCCTCCAACCCCACGATGATATCCTTCAACTCGGGCAGATCGGCGTACCGGGAATAGGTGTTCAGCAGTTCCTTGTAATCGATGCCCAGTCCCTGCTCACTCATCATCGGGAGACTCGGAATAACCACCCCCGTGAGGATCTGGTTCAGCTGGGCCATCCGCTCCTGTGGCGAGACGAACTGCATCGAGTGTGGCTCAACGTCTATCTCGTGAAGCAGGTAGTCATGCGTACCACGCTCCTCCGGGGTGAGGAACGTATCCACCGGTCCAAGCGGTTGCGAGTTCAGCCTGATCGGATAACTCTCCACCGGATCGGACCAGAGGTGGAATCCCCAGTCCCTCATCACCTTCTTGGTGAAGATCCTCACCTCGTCCTGCATCCCATTCATTCGCTGGCTGGCACTCGCATGCAGCAGCTGATCCTGCGTGGCCGTCTCGCTCTGGGCACCAAGACCACCCATCAGGTCAAGGTTCCCGGCCTGCCAGCTGAACAGCTGCTTGATCTGCAGCATGAACGCGAAGTTCCGCTGATCCAGTCCACCGAACATCTTCTCTTGGATAGCCTCCGGGTTATCCACGCCAACGATCTCGCCATCGGATGCCATCCTGATCCGCTCGGCATCCTCCGAGTCCACACCCCTTGTCAGCCCGATCACCTTGTACCGCTGCGCCTCACGGACCAGTTTTCGCATCAGCCCGTTGGTCACGTCATGCAGCCCACGCCACAGCATGGCAGGAGCCAGCGGCATCGAGTTGCCATCCACCTCGTTGAAGTACAACAGGTGGTACGGACCCAATGGGTTCGGTGGCCCGTTCCACTCGACCACCTTCAGCGGCTTGTCACCCTCATTGGGACCCAGCGTCACGACCAGCCGCTCCTTGGGCAGCCAGATCTCCCATAGCTCGATCTTGTCTTCAAGCTGCCCCTCGTGCTGGCTGGCACCCTGGGTGAGAGTGCTGAGACGCTCGTCGCCACTCTCGTTGTAGTTGTAGTCGTCCATCGCGGTCAGGTTCTCGCGAACCGACTTCTTGAACGACTTCTCATCCTTCGCCTGCTCCAGCGACATCCGGTATCGGTGCCCACAATAATCCGTCTCCTCATGGACGTGGGCAGTCATGTCATGCACCCAATCGTCCAGCGAGACGTTCGCCACGAACGGCCTCGTCTTCTTGAAGTCGAAACCCTCCTCCTCGTAATTCCCGATGACCTGCGTACCCACCTTGCAGATACCCATCGAGAACAGGGCCGATCTCACGCATCGACGAAGTGCGTTATGCACATCGAAGGTGCGGAGCATCGAGTTCATCGCCTGCTCCATCTTGTGCCCGAAAGGACGCAACTTCCTGGAGTGCGTGAACACCAGCACCTTCGGTGGCCGGGCTGCAAGCTGTCGCTCGTAGATATTCGCCGCGATCTCCATCAGGTTGAGATACACCGGCTTGTCGCTGCCACCCTCGGAGTAATCGATCCCAACGTACTGCTCAATCGCCTCCTTGTGCCGGCGACGGAACGGCTCCAGCTTCCTCCGCGAGAACCGCATCGCGTCACGGAGTCGGCTGAGATGCTCTTTTTTGTTGGGGTTCATTGATCGACCACCCTGCTAATAAACACTGGGGTCATCTCGCCCATGTAAGCCCCGGCCACATTGAAATCGAAATACTCGTTTGCCTTGGTCCAGTCCATGCCGTCACCCATCAGAACATCAATGCACCTGCCCCGATCATAGGCCATCACCCTCTGCTGACCATCTTTCGTCCAGACTTCAGCGTAACCGATAATGGCCTCGTCAAACCCGTCAGCCTGGAGGATGTCCTCGTCTGGAAGATTCTCGGCTACAGCGTCTCCGTTTGGCGTCTCAATCCCACTCATCACTAACTACTCCCCTTTGTTGCCTTCTCCACTCGAAGCTACCCAGTGGAGGCCCCTGCGCCTCCACCTTGACCCCGGCCTTCTTCCGTTCCCTGATAATCTTAGCAGCCAGGGCATCCGCGATCACCACGTCTCCATGATTGTCACCTCTGTCGGTGGGGTCAATCGTGTTGACAGCACCCCCATGCTCCACCCTTCCGTTTGGAAGGTACACGAATTCACCAGCCTGTCGCAACGCCTTCTTACTAGGGTTGATGAAGACCCGGGAGAACAACACGTCCCTGTAGTTGGCCAGCAGGTCCTTCTTCCCCTCAGCGGTACTGAACCAGCCCGGGCGATCGCTTTCACGCTTGGTGAT